AAGGTGGTACTGAAGAATTAGATATTACTGATTTGGTTACAACTCAGAAAGATATGTCTGAAAAACAAGAAGAATATATGGAGACTATGATGGATAGGTTAGAAGATTTAACAAGTAAACTATCTGACATGGACCAAATTTTACAAAAGATTAACGACTTAGAAAACAAAGTTGAGAAGTACCGTCAAAAATCACCTGAAGAAAAATTACAACTGAGAAGTTTAGATAGTTATCCTTACAATCAGAAACTAACAGATTTCTTTATGGATAAAGGTGAGGAAATGGAAAGAAGCGGTAAAAATGAATATGTATTAACTTCTGATGAGGTTGAAAACTATTCAGATGGTGACATCAAAAAATCTTTCGATGCTCCGTTTGAAGATGACCAAATGTAATTGACAAAAAGAAAATCCTATACTATAATAAGACCACACTTTGTGGTCTTTTTTATTTTATAACCATTTGACTAAATAGACTAATGTGTTATATTTAAAAGAGAGTAATAAGAATAAATTTTTAAAAGAGTAAAAAGAGAAAAACATGGCAAATGCATTAGACGCAGTCCTTGCTCAGTATGAGAAAAATACTGCAAAGACAAACAACGGAAACCAGTCAATGTCTCAAGAAGACAGACTAAAACGTTACTTCACAACGTACCTACCTAAAGGTACTAAATCAGGACAAAAGAGAGTTCGTATCCTACCAACTCCTGACGGTTCTTCACCATTCAAAGAAGTATGGTACCACGAGGTACAAATCGATGGTAAGTGGACTAAATTGTATGACCCAGGTAAGAATGATGGTGAGCGTTCACCACTTACTGAGGTTTACGAAGAATTAATGTCTACAGGTAAAGAGTCAGACAAAGAATTGGCTCGTCAGTACCGTCCACGTAAGTTCTACATCGTAAAACTTATTGACCGTGAGAATGAAGACCACGGACCTAAGTTTTGGAGATTCAAGGACAACTACAAACAAGAAGGTATTTTGGACAAAATCATTCCAATTTGGAAAGCGAAGGGTGATGTTACAGATGCTAATGAAGGTAGAGATTTAATTATTGAACTTTCAAAAGCTAAAACACCAAAAGGTATCGAATACACAGTAGTTCAAACAGTTATGTATGACGACCCTTGTGCAATTCACGAAGATTCAGACCAAATGAAAGAATGGATGGAAGATGAGTTGACATGGCAAGACGTATACGCTCAAAAACCTGTTGAGTATTTGGAGGCAATCGCAAGAGGTGAAACACCTGTTTGGGATAGTGAGTTGAAAAAGTACGTATACGGTGAGGAGTCAGAAATGTCTATCGGTGGTTCAACTAATACAGTATCAGAAGAAACTGTTGACCCACAATCTGAGATGGAAGTTGATGACGACCTACCATTCTAAGAAACACTAATACGATGATGCGGGTATATACCCGCATCATCTTTTTAATTTAAAGAAATATGGCAATAAAGAAAAAAGATTTTAGTAGTATTAAGAAGAAGTTCTCTACTTCTGCAAAATACAAACCCCAAAGGTTTTTTGACTTAGGGGAACAATTCTTGGATGCTGTTGGTGTTCCTGGCCCTGCTATTGGTCACTTGAATATGTTCTTAGGTCACAGTGATACAGGTAAGACAACTGCTTTAGTTAAAACTGCGGTTGACGCACAAAAGAAGGGTATCCTTCCTGTGTTTATCATCACTGAACAAAAATGGTCTTTTGAACACGCACAACTTATGGGTTTTGAGTGTGAAGAAGTCGTTGACGAAGAAACGGGTGAATTGGATTGGGATGGATTCTTTATTTTCAATAACAATTTTGATTACATTGAACAAATCACAGATTACATTAATGACTTATTAGATGCACAATCAAAAGGTGAATTAGATTATTCACTGTTATTCTTGTGGGATTCTGTAGGTTCAGTTCCTTGTAAAATGACTTTTGATGGTAAAGGTGGTAAACAACACAACGCAGCAACATTGGCTGATAAAATTGGTATGGGTATCAATCAACGTATTTCAGGTTCTCGTAAAGCGGACTCAAAATACGAAAACACATTGGTTATTGTTAACCAACCGTGGGTTGAACTTCCCGACAATCCATTCGGTCAACCAAAGATTAAAGCTAAAGGTGGTGAGTCAATTTGGTTAAACTCATCTTTGGTATTTTTATTTGGTAATCAGAAAAATGCAGGGACAAACAAAATCACCGCAGTCAAAGACAAGAGAAAAGTAAAATTCGCAACACGTACAAAGATATCTGTTATGAAAAACCATATTAATGGTTTGGGTTATGAAGATGGTAAAATCATTGTAACTCCTCACGGATTTTTGGCGGGTAAAGAATCTACTGAAGAAAAGAAATCGATTGAAGCTTATAAGAGTGAACAATCGGAATATTGGAAAGAGGTCATCGGTACTGATGGTGACTTCAAATTGGAAGAAGAAAAAGAAGTGTAACCTTTTAACACGATAAAAGTGGTTAAAACATTATTAGTTGACGGAAATAATTTATTCAAAATAGGTTTTCACGGTGTTAGAGAATTCTACCACGAAGGAAGACATATTGGAGGTATCTATCATTTTGTCAATACAATCAGAAGGTTCTTATCTGAACAAAACTATGATAAAGTAATCGTCTTTTGGGATGGAGAAAACAACTCCTCCCAAAGACGACTTATTTTTCCTGACTACAAACAAAACAGAAAACAAACTTTAAACGAATCTAAAAGAGAATCATTCGAATGGCAAGTCCAACGAGTGAAGACTTATTTGGAGGAAATGTTTGTGCGTCAAATTTGTATAGATGATACCGAAAGTGATGATTTAATTGCCTATTATTGTCAAATATCAGAAGATGAATACAAAACTATTTTTTCTTCAGATAAAGACCTTACACAACTTATCTCGGATAAAGTAGAGGTGTACCAACCCATGAAGAAGATAACCCTTAAAAACGGAGATATGGTACCTCTAAAAGAAATCTCAATCCCACATCAGAATATATCAACATTCAAAATTATATCAGGTGATAAATCTGATAATATTGATGGTATTCAGTATATGGGGGAAAAGACTTTTGTTAAGTTATTTCCTGAGATAGTTGACAATACGGTCACAGTTGATGATATTAAACAACGTGCTGAGGAATTACACAAAACCGACAAAGATAATCGAGCACTACAAAACCTTTTATCTGGTAAAACAAGAAAAGGGGTTTATGGTGAAGAATTTTTTGTTATTAACAAAAAACTCGTAGATTTGTCACAACCATTGCTAACAGAAGAGTCAAAGGAGACTATTGAACTTTACCACACAGAAAACTTAGACCCTGACGGTAGAGGATATAAGAACCTAATGAGGATGATGATGAGTGATGGAATTTTTAAGTACTTACCTAAACATGACAATGCTTGGGTAGAATTTTTAACACCCTTTATGAAATTAACACGTAAAGAAAAAAGAAGATTTAAAAACAAAAAAAGAAAATTATGAAAGAAAAGAGTGACATTACAAAACTAGAATTTTTGTTAACACTTAACGAAAACATTGTAGTACAGAGATACTTCAATGTCAGAGGTTACAACCCTAAAGCAAGGGCGAGTATGGATTTACACAATTTGGTAAAATCTGTTTCGGAAAAAATTCAAAATGATTTGAAGAGAAAGGCGTTGGATTACATGAGTGAGAATGCAGAACAAATCATAGCAAATCCTGACATTTTGGACACGTCAAATACTGAAGGTCCAGAGCATTTTAACATCTATGTTAGGATTGGAGATGAGACAATTTGTCATAGAATTTGGGATGCGAAAGTTTACCCTCCGAAGACAAGATACACCGTGGACGTACGCCCACACCTAAAAAAGTTGCTTCGTGACCTGACTGACATTTTTTCATCTGAAGAATTATCTCACACTTACATGAACTATCAGTTAATTTAACCATATTTATATTCTACACACAAAGATTAAAGCTCAATAAATTATGTCAAAAGAAAAGAATTTTGGATACCTCGGAAACACATTTCAACTACAACTTCTTAACAACATTATCCTATACAAGGATTTTGCAAATTCTATTGTAGACGTTCTCGAACCAAAGTACTTTGACAATCAATATTTTAAGCTAATCATGCAGATGACTAAGGAGTATTATCAGAAGTACGAACATACTCCGTCATTTTCAACCTTAGAACAAATCACAAAGTCAGAAGTATCATCTCCAATGGCCCAAAAAATGGTCCTGGATATGATTGGGCAAGTAAAAGACGCTTCTATTGAGGGTTATCAATACGTTCAAGAAAAGTCTTTAAAGTTCTGTAAACAACAGGAATTACAGAAGGTGATGAGTAAAGCACAAAAGATTATCGATAAAGGTGATTTTGAGTCTTATGACCACTTGGAAGAGATGGTAAGAGAAGCTTTACAGGTGGGTGAAATTGATGCAGGAACTGCAGATGTATTCTTTAATTTGGATGAGGTATTGGATGATGATTTCCGTCACCCAATTCCGATGGGAATTACTGGTATAGACAACCTTCTTAAGGGAGGATTGGCAAAAGGTGAGATTGGTGTGATTTTGGCTCCTACAGGAGTTGGTAAAACCACCGTCTTAAGTAAGATTTCAAACAATGCATTTAACTTAGGTTATAACGTCTTACAGATATTCTTCGAGGATAATCCTAAAATTATTCAAAGAAAACACTTCACAATGTGGACTAAAATTGCCCCTGACAATTTGTCATTACATAAAGAAGATGTTTTGGATAAAGTAAGACAAATTAAAGAAAACGCTTCTAATAGACTTATCTTAAAAAAATTACCGTCAGACCAATTAACTATGAGTCAGATTAAAAATCAGATTCGTAAGATGATGGCTGAAGGTACAAAGATAGATATGGTAGTTTTAGATTATATTGATTGTATCGTCCCTGACCGCAACTTAGGTGACGAGTGGAAGAGTGAGGGGTCTGTTATGAGAGGTTTTGAATCTATGTGTCACGAGTTAGACATCGTAGGATGGACCGCAACACAAGGTAACCGTTCCTCTATTTCATCAGAGGTGGTTACGACCGACCAAATGGGAGGTTCCATCAAAAAAGCACAGGTCGGACACGTTATTATTTCTGTGGCGAAGTCCCTTCAACAGAAAGAGATGAACTTGGCAACAATTGCTATTACCAAATCTAGAATTGGTAAGGATGGAATTGTTTTTGAAAATTGTAAGTTCGATAACGAGATGATGGAAATCGATACAGAATCAAGTGTTACTTTCTTAGGTATGGAAGAACAAAAAGAAGAAAGAAACAAAGAACGTATCAAAGAATTGTTGGAGAAACGTAAACAAAGGGAAACTCCAAATACTTAATAAAATACAAAGAATATATTATGGAAAGTTTAGTAAGTCAGGTAAGCAAAGACATTCGTTATGTCATTAAAAGAAGCGGAGATAAAGTCCCATTTCAAACCGAAAAAATTGAAAGGGCAATCCTAAATGCTATGAAGAGTATAGATAAAGTCGATGAGGAGACTGCAGAAAAAATTGCAAGAATCTCTACAAAAGCTTTATTTAGAAATAATAAAGATAATGTTCCACATGTTGATGATATTCACGACATGGTTGAGAATAAATTAATGGACAATGGTCTTAATGATGTTGCGAAGGAATATATCATTTATCGTTCAAAACATAGACCAAACATTTTTGCAAAAAGAGTAAATCTTAAACCTTATGATTACCCAAGTTTAAATGACTATGTGGATGCGATTAGACATTCGTATTGGGTTCATACTGAGTTTAATTTTACCTCAGATATTCAGGACTATAAAGTTCATTTGAACGAAAAAGAAAAATCGGCTGTTGAAAGAGCTATGTTGGCAATTTCACAAATCGAGGTTGCGGTAAAAACCTTTTGGGGTGACATCTACAAAAGAATGCCAAAACCTGAAATCGGAAATGTTGGTGCTACTTTCGCAGAGTCTGAAGTTAGACACGCAGATGCTTATTCACATTTAATACAGTTGTTGGGTCTAAATAATGAGTTTGAAAACTTGTTACAGGTTCCTGCAATTCGTAGAAGAATTAAGTACCTTGAGAAGTCAATTTCAACTTCTAAATCAGTGGAGAACAAAGAGTACTTCGAGTCTGTAGTATTATTCTCAATGTTTGTAGAGAATGTATCATTATTCTCACAATTTTTAGTTATGTTGTCGTTCAACAAACACAAAAACATGTTGAAAGGTATTTCAAACGCTGTTGAAGCAACATCAAAAGAAGAAAACATTCATGCGGAATTTGGGTTTGATTTGGTAAATCTTATCAAAGAAGAAAACCCTGATTGGTGGACTGAAGAGTTAATTAACGATTTAACTCAAGCGACCATCGAGGCTTATGAAGCTGAAAGTGATATCGTTGAATGGATTTTTGAAAAAGGAGATTTAGATTTCCTTACAAAAGAACAAACAATGGAGTTTATTAAACACAGATTTAATATATCATTAAACTCTATTGGTATTGATAGTATTTTTGATATTGACGAGTCTTTGTTAGAAACAACAGAGTGGTTTGATGATGAAATCCTAACAACAAAACATACAGATTTCTTCAATAAGAGAAGTATCAATTATAGTAAGAAATCAAAGTCGGTAACGTCAAACGATTTATTTTAAAAGAAAAACAATAATATAAAAATTAATATGAAAGATAGAAAACCTTTTGATTGGATTAACGAAGAATCGATTACGTTTCTTCAAAGAGGGTATTTAAGTGAAGGTGAAGAACCTTTAGACAGAATTAGAACAATAGCTGAACATGCGGAGAAGCTTTTAGGTATCGAGGGTTTTGCGGATAAATTCTACGACTATATGGGTAAAGGATGGTATTCACTATCATCACCTGTATGGGCTAACTTTGGTAAGAAAAGAGGATTACCTGTAAGTTGTTTTGGTTCAAATATTGGGGACAATATTGAATCAATCTTGTATACTCAGGCTGAAGTTGGTGAAATGAGTAAGATGGGTGGTGGTACCTCAGGATACTTTGGTAACATTCGTGGTCGTGGTGCTGAAATTACAGACAACGGTCATGCACCTGGTGCGGTACACTTTATGAACTTGTTTGAAAGTGTTGTGGACAATATTTCACAAGGTTCTACTCGTAGAGGTAGATTCTCACCATACTTACCTATTGACCATCCTGACGCGATGGAGTTCTTAGAAATTGGAACAGAAGGATTCCCAATTCAGGACCTCACACACGCAGTAACAGTTACTGATAAATTTATGGAAGAGATGATTGCTGGTGATGACGAGAAAAGAGCGTTATGGGCAAAAGTAATCCAAAGACGTGGTGAGATTGGTTATCCATACATCATGTTCCACGATACCATGAATAGAAATACTGTTGATGTATATAAAGACAAAGATGCTACGATTTATAACTCTAACTTATGTTCAGAGATTGCACTTCACAACTCTGAAGAAGAGTCATTCGTTTGTGTATTGTCATCAATGAATGTTCTACACTACGATGAGTGGAAAGATACAGATGCTGTTGAAACGATGACTATGTTCTTAGATGCAGTTGTTACTGAATTCTTAACTAAGATTGAGGATATCAGAGACAACGGAACTATTGAAGGTAAGAGAGGGTTCTTCTATTTGGAGAAAGCTTACAACTTTGCTAAGAGACAAAGAGCGTTAGGTTTAGGTGTATTGGGATGGCACTCACTACTTCAGTCACGTGGATTGGCTTTTGACACAAGAGACACTGCGAGATTGAATGTTGAGGTATTCAAACTTATCAAAGAAAAATCATACGCGGCTTCAGAGAAGTTGGCTGAGATGTTTGGTGAACCAGAATACTTGAAAGGTTATGGTAGAAGAAATGTTACGTTGAATGCAATTGCACCAACAACATCTTCAGCATTTATCTTAGGTCAGGTATCTCAATCAATTGAACCAATTTGGTCTAACTGTTATGTGAAGGATGTTGCTAAAATGAAGGTAACCATTAAAAATCCTGTATTAAAAAGCGTATTGTCTGAATTAGGTCAAGACACCAAAAAAGTATGGGATAGTATTAAACAAAATGATGGTTCAGTACAACACTTAGAGTTTTTAACTGATGAACAAAAAGATATCTTCAGAACATTTGCAGAGATTAATCAATCATCAATTATCAACCAAGCTGCGGTTCGTCAAGACTACATTGACCAGTCACAGTCGTTAAACTTAATGATTTCACCTGACATGCCGACAAGGGATGTGAACAAACTTCTTATTGAAGCATGGCAATTAGGTGTTAAAACTTTATACTATCAACACTCAATGAATTCGGCACAAGCATTCGCAAGAAAGAAACTTGGTTTGAATGACTTACAGTGTGTTGCATGTGAAGGATAAATAAACAAAATCAGAAGAAATGAAAACTCATTATATCTTCTGAGGTTAAGGAAGGAGAAAAAGGTCGGACATTGTCTGACCTTTTTTATTACATCTTTAGATAAAATTATCTGTGTTTATATTTATGGAATATGGCAGACGGTAAAACATATGGTGTATTTTTCCCATTTAGGGATAGTATTAAAGGTGACTATGTAAGCTTAACTCAATCTTCAGACGAAGAGATTAGAGCTGATTTATTACATCTGATACTAACCAGAAAGGGTGGTAGATACTTTTTACCTGATTTTGGAACGAGAATATATGAGTTTATTTTTGAACCATTAGACGGTCCTACATTCGACGCAATTAAAGCAGATGTAAGACAAGCGGTAGATAAATACATACCAAACCTACAAATAAATGACATTACCATTGAACCATATTTAGAATCTGAACCATTACCAGGAGAAATAAATTATGAAGAATTAGGTAATCAAGTATTTAAAATACCTGGTAGAGGGACTGAAGAATACACGGCAAAATTAAGAATAGATTATTCTATCATTAATGGGACATTCTCATCTAAAGATTTTGTAATAATTAATATTTAATAGTATATGGCAAATCGTAAAATATCATACACAGAAAGAGACTTTGAAGGTTTAAGGCAGGACCTCATAAATTATACTCAACAGTATTATCCTGAATTAATTGCTAACTTCAACGATGCCTCTATCTATTCTGTGTTTATGGACTTAAACGCGGCTATCGGTGATAACTTACATTACCACATGGACCGTAGTATACAAGAGACGGTTTTACAATATGCGCAACAAAAGTCTTCAATTTACAACATTGCCAGAACTTACGGTTTAAAGATACCAGGTAATAGACCATCAATTGCATTAGTAGATGTTTCAATTACGGTACCTGCAAATGGTGACCAAGAAGATGAAAGATACTTGGGTGTGATGAGAGCAGGTTCACAATTTATCGGTGCAGGTCAAGTATTTGAAAATCCTAATGATATTGATTTCTCTTCTCAATATAATAGTGAAGGTTACCCTAATAGAACTAAGATACCAAACTTTGATTCTAACAACAGATTGGTAAATTACACAATAACTAAAAGAGAAGTAGTAGTTAATGGTATAACAAAAACATTTAAAAAAGTTATTAATAATAATGATGTTAGACCATTCTTTGAATTTTTCTTACCTGAAAAGAATGTGCTTAGTATTACATCTGTAATTCAAAAAGATGGTACTACCTATCAGTCACCACCACAATATGGTGAATTTATCACTTCACCAAATAAGTGGTATGAGGTTGATGCTTTAGCCGAAAGTAGAGTCTTTATTGAGGACCCAACAAAACCATCAGACCAACCAGGTATTAAAGTTGGTAAGTATATTGAAACAGATAATAGGTTTATTTCTGAGTTTACACCTGAAGGTTATTGTAAGATTACTTTTGGTGGTGGTACAACAACACCTGAAGAACAATTACAACAATTTGCGAGAACGGGGGTTCCTTTAAGAATACAAGATTACCAAAACAATATTGGTTTAGGTTTAACAGTAAAACCAAACACTACACTATTCGTTCAATATAGAATCGGTGGAGGTAGTGCTACGAATATAGGTGTTAACGTTATTACTCAATTTGGTACTACAAGATTTGATGTGAACGGACCATCAGACACTATTAATCAAAATGTTATTGAAAGTTTAAGATGTACAAACGTTACTGCTGCTATTGGTGGTGGTGACTTACCAACAACTGAAGAAGTTCGTAACATGGTATCATTTAACTTTGCAGCACAAAAAAGAGCGGTAACTATTAATGACTATAATTCTTTAGTTAGAACAATGCCGAGTAAATTTGGTGCACCTGCAAAGGCATCTATTGTAGAAGAGGATAATGCTATTAAGGTTAAAGTATTATCACGTACTCCAGACGGTAAGTTAACGGAATCAGTATCAAACACTCTAAAACAAAATATTGCTAATTACTTATCAAACTACAGAATGATAAATGATTACATTGAGGTTACTACCGCTAAGGTAATTGATTTATCGTTTGAACTTTCAGTCGTTATTGACGCTACTCAAAATCAAGGAGATGTTATTACTAATGTTATAGGAGGGGTTAACGGATACTTTACACCTCAAAGACAACAATTAGGTGCGAATGTTAATGTTTCAGATATTAGAAGAATTATACAGGATGTGCCTGGTGTAATTAGTTTGGCAGACCTTAAAGTGTTTAATAATGTCGGTGGTAGATATTCTAATTCACAAACGTCACAAAAATATTCTGACAGTGCAACCAAACAAATTCAATTGATTGACGATACGATATTTGCAGAACCAAGTCAGGTATATCAAATAAGATTTCCTGAAAGTGACATTACTTGTAAAATTAAGATAGCAAGTAATACTGAATTCTCTTAAAAACTATCCATATACTTTTTCAAAAATCAAATTAAAATTAAGATGAATAACTATTTATCTTAAAAACTTATTATGCCAAAATCAATCAGAATTAGAACTGAACCTGGTGTTGATAGAAATATCAACGTTAAAATTGACCAAGAGTTTGACTTCTTAGAGATATTGTCTTTAAAGTTAAGACAAGAAGACATATATACACAATTCTGTGCTGACTATGGTGTTGTTGTTGGTCGTGTAATAGCTAATGGTGGTGTAGGTGTACCAAACGCTCACATATCTATTTTTATTCCTATAGACCAAGTTGATGAAAACGACCCAGTAATATCTACTTTATATCCGTATAAATCTCCTGAAGGTAAAAACGAAGATGGATTTAGATATAATTTATTACCATATCAAAATGAATATTATGGACACACTGCCACAGGAACATTCCCGACAGATGAAGACGTTTTAACAAGAAAAGAAGTCCTTCATGTATATGAAAAATATTATAAGTATTCAGTAAGAACAAACGATTCGGGTGACTTTATGATTGTCGGTGTACCGTTAGGTGCTCAGAAATTAGTAATGGACTTAGACCTGTCAAATATGGGTGAGTTTTCATTAAGACCTTCAGACTTAATTAGAATGGGTATGGGTGTACCTGCTCAGTTTGACGGTCAATTATTTAAGGCATCTGAAAACATTGATTCACTACCTCAAATATTACATGATGTTAAAGACATTGATGTATCTTCTTTTTGGGGTCAAGAGGAGTCTTGTGATGTTGGTATTACAAGAGCCGATTTTGATTTAAGGGAGAGAGGTATTGAAATATTACCACATGCAGTTTTTATGGGTTCAATCATATCCTCAACTGAGGAAGATTTCCTAAAGGCTAGTTGTAAACCTAAAAAGGAAACAGGGAATTTATGTTCTTTGTCTACAGGTCCAGGTCAAATATTGGCAATTAGACAGACGATTGCCGTTGATGAGAATGGTGACCCAGTATTGGAAGAATATAAATTAGAAGAAGGTGGTAATGTTATTGATGAAAACGGTACTTGGGTAGTAGATTTACCTATGAATCTTAATTATGTAACTACAAACGAGTTTGGTGAGAGAGTAACCTCTAACGACCCTACTATTGGTATACCTACTAAATCAAAATATAGATTTAAGATAAAATGGCAAAATGAAGGGGGATTACAAGCCGATATATTAAGAGCTAATTATTTAATTCCAAATATTAAAGAACATTGGGATATTAACCCTAATAGTAATTATCCTAACCAACCTGAGGGTAAGTTTAATAAATCTTATTCTTTTTCTTTAGATTGGAATGATTATGAAGATAAGGCTGCGGCTATAAAATGTGAGGACACATTCTATCAATTTAATTTTAATAAAGTTTATACGACTGCTGCTCATTTAGACCGATTTAAATGGGGTTTTAATAGACAAAAACATTTAGGTATTAAAGATATCTTAAATAGAGATTGTGCAAATGAAACAAATAAGTTTCCAACTAACGAGGCACAAAGAAATTCTGATTTTATATACTTCTTAATGTCAATTGTTTTGGCTTTATTTTATCCTATTGGTATCCTTTTAATTATTGTTGCACATTTTTTATCTTTAATTGCGGGTATTATTACATTTTTTATAAACTTACTACGACCATTTATTAATTTAGTTTATAGAATTTTATGTCCTGCAATTGCATTTTTATCTAAAAAAGTCAAAAGGAGTGATTGTGGAGAACCACTATTACCTGAAAAAGTATCAAATCCAATTACGAATTTAGCGTTACCTATGTTGACGTATCCTGATTGTGAAAATTGTAATTGTGAGTCAACACCTGTTGGTGATGGTGCAGTGGGAACAACTGAAGACCCTCAAACTGTTGAACAGCCGCAAGTTTTATCGAGTGATTTGGCAGATTTTAATGATAGTTTTGCATACAATGAAATCAAATGTGGTGATAGTGATGTTGAAGATGAATATTTTACTCAGGTATATTCAGGTTATGATGAAGGAATACCTGACGGATTAGATGGGGAATCTGACCCTATATGGTATAAAACGCCTTTGTATTATCAAACAAATGAAATGAATAATGCAATAAGTAATAAGTGGTATGCTACTGATACAATATCAATGGCACAATCCTTAAACTTATTAAATCAAAGAAGTAGGTATTTTTTATCTAACCCAAATAAAATAACGACTAAAATAATTAATTCGGAACACGGTCCTTTAAGTTATGCGGGAGGTAGAAATACTTTTGATGATATGCCTCTAATAATGGTTTGTAGGGAAAGTACCGATTATAGTCCTGGTCAGTTAATAACATTTAACGATACAAATTTAATAAACGACCCAAATATTAGTGGTCAGACATCTAATCAATTTAGTACTGACTCTATTACAGGTGCAGTTGAGTACAATCCAAGTGCATATATCACTAAACCTATAAGATATATAAACAGTAACGGTAGTATTGTAATGACTAATTTAGATTTACAAAATAACGATGTTACAGGTAAAACATATAATTTTAAAACAGGTTTAGAATATTTTCAGGTTGTAACTGCAACTACATTAAGTAATGTTGAAAGCTTAGTAGGTTCTAATTCTATACTTAAAACTTATATATTCAATAAAGACTCGGCATACAAATGTATTCATGATAGTACCGCTAATAAAATAATAGATAAAACTATTAAAGAATTTGAAGATTATGGAAATCTAAAATTTGTTATATTAACTAGAGGGGTGGACCCTTATACTCCAAAACAAAAAATTAAGTATGACTTAAGTGATTTATTTGATAATAATAATTTAACTGTTGAAGGTGACTACTATTTAAATGTTCCAATACAACCTAACGGGTCGGGAAGTTGGAAAATAGATTACAGAACTCCTCAACCTCATTATTATAGGTCGAGTAATAATTGGGCATCAGCATCCAATAATGATGACAAATTATTTAGGGAATCATTTTTATTTAGTGTAAAACCTACAGAATTCAATAGCTTCGATAGTCAATCATTAACAACGTACTCGTCTATTGATAAACAAATTCAAAGTAGTTTAAATGGTGGGGCTTTCGCACCTAAATTAAATGGGTATGATGGAAGTAATGGAAGTACTAAATCAAGTAATGAATTTGAAATTAGTCATAATGGTCCGTCACAGGGTAGGGTTGAAGGTGCAACATATCAATATACGTCAAAAGAATTCGGTAAAAAAATAGATAATCATTTCACCTATTATACTGTTTCTACAACATATAAAAATTTGACTAACACTGTTCCACATACTACCATGTCAAATCATGAAAAATTAATATTTAGGTCAGATAGGTTGCCTGGTTCTGATAATATGGAACTTGGGCTTGTAGATTCATACCATGATACACAAACATTTGTTTTCCATTTAAATGATGGTTTTTCAATTTATAAAATTAGCGATGATGGTTCACAATCGGCATCATATGACTATGGAGAATCTTCTGGTGTTTCTGATGAGACAGGTAATTTTGGTGATATGACAGGTGATACAAATAGTAAATTAGCTGGTATGTTAAGTACATTTACTTGTGAAGGTATGGTGCCTTTTGATTGTTATGTTGGTGATGGTGTTACGTTTACTGCGGATACTAATTGTGATATTAAAAGAAGAGTAGAAAACGGTTGTTATACTTTTGTTAATCCTGTTTTATTTGTTAGTATCCCAAGAGATATCAAAAATTTCATCGAATGGAGACAAAGATATAAATATGTTTTTGCAGCTTGTAGAAACATATTTGGACACGCTTTTCAAAATAACTGGATTAATGGTACATTATACATGCCATCATTCCAAAAGCGTACTTTTTATGATAGTCAAAATAATGCTAAAAGGTACAAGTTCTGTGGAGACCCAAATCAAAATGCGTTCGGTTTATTTTTTGCTAATAGAGAGTATAGAGGACCTTTGTATTTTAATACGGACTCTAATTCTTTCTACTATAGGTCTACACCTTATTTCGATAACGGTTTTGTTTCCCAAAATATATCACAGACAGGTGTATTAAAGGCGTTTACTGATTATCCAGGTCGTAATGATGGTCAAATATTTTATCCAACTACAATTATGGACATGGGTCCAAAAACAGAGTTTTTAAAAGATTTAATATTAGAACCAGAGTTTCAATCTTATATTGTTAATAGAATACCTTCAACCACATTTAAAGATGTGTCAGGAATATTAAATCTATACATAATCAACCGACTAACAAATAAAACCTTTTTAGAGACGTTATTAAAACCTATAATTAAAGGTGATAGTGTTAGGGCATCTTTTTCAAGAGATGGTGGTATATTTAATAATTCTTATGATGCAAGAATGGATGGGGACTATGTTCAAATGATTAGTATAAATTCAGAGTTTGGTGTTATACCTTATATTGATGGTAATTACACGGATAGTATTTATGTTGGTAAAGATAGTAGTGGAAGTTCACTTATGGGTATATGGTTTACAAGTGAAGATGAACAAAGAAGAGAGTTAGGGCCAGGACAATTAACTATTGGTAATGTTACTAGTGAATTTAGTTATCCTAACTCGCAAGAAGTACCTTCATATCAATGGAAGGTTAATGTTAATAACACATGGTTTGGTAACCAAGAAAATACATGGGCGACCGATACTAATGATTTAATCACTGTAAAATATCAAGATGAAAACTTTACAGGTGCTACTGACTATATGAAAACAGCTGCGGGTACTGGTTATGGGTATTTATATAATGAAAATCCACCAGGAACTGAAATAACTAATGTGGCGGTTAATCAAGATAATAAATTCAGAGTTGGTTCACCCTTCTATTTCTATTTTGGATTAAGACGTGGAAGAAGTGCCATGAATAGGTTTATAACCAAATTTGTAATACTTGACGACTAATGGGTAATCAAAAAAATAATGAGACTATTAGAATTGTTAGAGGCTCTGACAGATATGCAGGTGCTCCTGATACTGATTTATTTATTCAGGTACCTTTAAATTCCACAAAAAAAGAAAAAATAGAAGGTGATAGAAATGTACTTTTAAATTTAGAGGAAAGATTTAATCACGAACGACAAATATCAACAAAGTTTAGAGTTGCAGGAAAAATAGTTAATATTTTTAATAATTCAGTTTCTGGTAAGTGTACAACTTATGACCCATTTAGAGATAGTCTTTATTATATTGATGTTGAAAATTCAATTACCGCAGCAACTAACTTTAATAGTATAATTTGGAAAGGGTATCCACAGTATGATGAGTTTTCATTTTTCAGAACGTCATCAGTAAAAAACCACATACCTTTTACAACTAAAAGTGCATCAACATATAACTGGTCATTATATATTACATATCCAAGCTCAAATGATTATGAGCAACCAATGCAATTTACAAACGATGATAATAACGTACCTAATAATTTTATCGTATCTGATGGTATACCATACGTTATTAAAAACAGAGTGGTAAATGGTAAGAGATTAATCACATTTTATTGTGGGTTTAAACACAACGTAAATAAAGGTGAATCTATATACTTAAAAAATCCTATTGACGGTAAAAATATGTTTGAGGTTTACAGCTTAGGTGACCAGTCTTTCGGCAATGAAGAAACGGTGTTGAATATCTACGATTATGGGTTTACGGGAACCTCTTTCAATGACGGTACTGTTGGTAATTTTAAAAGAGTTATCAACCCTAACAACTCAGGTGAGACAATGTCTGAATATTATGTTAGAAAACATAAAACATTAACAGAAGTTCAAAATGTAGACCTTCACAGAATGGGTTTTGAAAAAAGTAATTTTCCTATTAAAAAGAAAATAGAATACTCAGGAGCCACACCAAATAAAACACAAAGAATTTCAGTAAAAGACGGTAGAGATGATTATGGGTTCTCATTTGACCGTGATATCGATATTATTGGTTTGATTGATAATTTAGACCGACCGTTAACTGAACTATTTGTTACCATAGTTAATAAAGGATATATGGGTTGGTTTAATAATCCGTTCAATCCTTTGAATTTTAGTAATAATCAATCAGGAATTGAGGTTGGTTGGAGTTTTAATTTTAGAAAAAATGATTTAGATGAGTGGTGGAAGAAGAGTAATCAAGACAATAAAGACAATATACCGTATGGGTCTTATACCAATGCAGGTAAAACGTTTTATTACAATGCCGACCTACCAAAAGGACATGAATTAAAAGGTGATTTGTGTGAATGGAACAAATTCGACCAAAAAGAAACGGTTTTGTCTTATATGTCACACAAATTTTCATTCAACAACAATCATTTTGATGATGGAGGTACTGTTAATTTACCTTTTGGTTATGGGTACCAACCACACTATAGTATACCTATTCGAGCTTATTCTGATTATGTAGAAACAGGAGACGAAGATAAGGTTTCAGACATACCTGATTATTCATTTTACTCAAATTATGAAGGTTTATGGAGATGGAGAGACATTTATCCTTATGGATACATAGATACTAGTGGTAATGGTGTTAATCATCCTTTTTTAAACAACGAACATTACCCTTTTAGTCAGATTTTGTTCTTGCAGACGCCAATAGAAAGAAATAATAACGTCTTTAACGACATAATTTACCCACCATTAATTGATAATTGTGAATAAGTTTAGATTTACAGTAAAACAAAACGACACGGAGATAAATTTACCTATTGAAATCAAATTTGATGGTTTAGGTAGGGAAGATTTGGTGCAACAGTATGAGGATGATGTATTAGAACAAATCATCAACCCTGTTGAAGATTTTGAGGTTACGAGATATTCACATAACGAGTGGTTAGACTCTAATAATGAGAAAAAAACAAGTACAACGTATAGTTTTAACTTTTTTGATAGGTCTAAAAATATAACCAGCACTACAATTGCTGATAATGGTTTATGGGTGTCGGATTACAACTATATAGACCCAGCAGTATTCTCAACATATAGTGGAATTACCTTTACTGATAAGGAAGTTTACTACTATGCAAATTCATTTAGTAGAAGTTTTTTTAAGTTGGATTTTTATGATAGTGTAAAATCTGAAAACCAACAAATATACTTCACAATCATCATTCCGACACAACAAGGTAGAAAAGAAAGTGTAGATATTGGTACGGTGTCCGTTCCAAATGTAGTGGACATACGAAGACCTACCTTTGATTTAGATTTTGTGGGTGACAAAGAAGGGTATTTTATCTATTGGCTAAAGAGTAGAGAATATATAAACATCAACGATTTTTATATGTCTGCAAAATTCTATAATGCTAAAACAGGTGAGTTTACTCGTATGATGAACCGTCCTCAATCATCATTAAGTCAGAAATTTAATTTTGATAAAGAGGAGTACTTTTATTACAAAGTAAGCTTAGATGTTAATAATTATGAATATGAAGTTTTCAATACATACGGTACACAAAATAGAGTGGGTACTTTAATTGATAACATAAACTGGTATGAATATGTAAACCCACAATAATGGAAGAAAGATATTACATAAAGATTTCACCTGAATCTTTAAAGGGTGATGTGGTCCAAGAATTTTTTAGTGGAAATACTTTTGGGGTATACACAGGTATGACTAATATCTTAAGTGGAGGGACTAATGGTGCTAGTTTATTGACAGGTTTGACAGTACCTTTGGTATTTACGCAAACGTATGAAAATTTAGGTTACTATACGCCTTTTGATGGGTTTATTTTACAAAAAGATGTGGTAAATAATTTTGTTACCAACAAAGACCCTGGTAACCAATATACTATCAGATTATATAACACTTCAGACCAGTATAAAGGTTTTTTAAAACTGGCAAGTTACACTGTAGATTGGGGTGACGGTACAACTGACCCACTAACCTCAAACGCTCCTCAGTATTTATCACACACCTATCCGTTTACACCTTCAGGGTATACGATTACTTTAACACAAAACAATCCGTGGGGTGAAACTATTGTAAATAAAAAAGTATACGTTCCAACAACAGGAGTTACGATTAATAATCCTGCGGGAGAGATAACTTTTACACCTCAAGGGGGTAATTGGTCAGGTATTCCGATTAGTTACAAATACATTTTTAGTGGGGATAGTTCAAATACTGTTGCGAGTCAAACATCGAATAACTTTACAACGGTACCTTTTGTTGTTAGTGGATTTACATCATCAAGATTAAACGAATTAAAATTATATGGTACAGTTCCTTATGATGTGACTGTAACCGTTAAAAAACAAGGACAACCATACGGTAAAGTCAATGCGATAACTAGTGGTTATACCTCATATACAATTAATAATGTGGATTATTATGATTACCCTGACGGTACCACATATTACGTAGCCAATTCATCAGGTTTAACAAGTAATGAGCTTGTTGCATCTGCGATTACAAAACAAGAAGTATTAATTAATGTAGTTGACTCTCCAGAAATACAATCTGAAATATTTATTGAGAGAGGTAAGCTATCAGGATTTGAGTCTTTGCAGAGATTAGGTGAAGTTGATAACATGGGTGACTTAACTTCTTATGGTTATGGTTACTTCAAAATAAACAAACAGAAAGAATAAAAAAATGGCATTAGGAACATACGGAACTGTAAGACCCGCAGACATGTCCCCTGAAGATGTGGAGATTATTTTAAACTACACTGCTTCAAGAGATGTGACAACAAACTTTGTTTTATCAAAACTGAACGCCGCTGACGTACTTACCCCTTACTTTCACAATTCAGACACAGGAGGAAGTCCTGATGTTGAGATTTTAGGTGGTTTATACAATTTAAAATTACCAGCCGAAGAGTTCAATAAAATAGGTATATATACCTTATACATTAGACCTGTAGAGATTAGAACGACAATCACTGATTGTGGTGTTCTATCTGCATTACCTAATGTGAAGGGTATCATCATCGATTTAAATGGGGTACCTGAAGAATTTAGAAGTAGATTTACCAACCAGGGTCTTGTTGGTTATCGAATAGAGTATTTGAATAGTGATGGTACGAAAATTCCTAATTTCTATAGAGTAATTACATCTTCTTTCTTTTGTGAACCTGTGGTGACTAACTTAACTAACACATCACAAAAAGCAATTAGATATAGGTATGTTGATAGCGGTAGTGATTTAATTTTCTGTACTGTATCACCTTCGAGTGCTCCTTCTAATAAGGCGACTGCGACACCATTTATAGGTCAACCTAATCAAAACATAATTGTAACTAATACATTCTTTAATCCAATTACGGTAGATATTGAATTGGCTGAGCATGATATTGATACACTTGCTATTGCACTTTACGGAAATCAGACTAAGAGTATGGAAGACGGTATCTACACATTATATGATAGAAACCTTAACATTTATAAACAATACAACTTATTTGAAATTCGTGACGAGTTTAACAATCTTCTTTATGAGGTTCGTCAAGACCGTGATGAGAACATTGATTTCAGCAAGAATTTCAATAACATAATCAGTTAATAAATGGCGAATAACAAGAAGAAATATTTTTATCCACCTGCACCTCCGAGTGGTAATGAGTCATTCTCACCAAACTTGGTAGGTTTTCAAGTTAATAATGGTGGGGGTTTAACTCAAGGGAACTTCGAGTTTACTACTTCTATTGTAGAAAAGGTAAACAGAACGTTTGAAACTGGAGTTTTTTCAAACCCTATTTCTTTATTGGATATCGATGTTAAAAGTATTGAAGATTCTAAGGCGATTGCTCTTAAAAACTTTCGAGTATACCCGAACTACGATATTAGTCAGGTAACAAATTATGCATTATATGGTTCGTTACAAAAAAGGTTATCGGCATCTATTACTAAAATTATTCATTATTTCCCTGCGTGTATTGAAGTCAATAGGGTAAAGTTATTAGACTACTCAACTGCAAACACTGCGAGTAATATCAGTTTTAATCAAACTCAAAATACGACAACATTCAAAATGGATGTTACTCGATTTATTAATCATTTTGATATTGATTATTCAAAGAATGCTACACGTAATATAGAAGTAAGACCATTTGCAACGAGTCCATTACGAAACTTAACCAAAAACTATCAAAAATATGCATTGTATGTTGATGATATGGAAACTGAATATAAGATGGTTAATTTTATACCGTCTACTGTATTATCGGCAGGAACGGTGACGGTGACTGTTGAAGGTAATCCGTTCAGTGGTTCATCATCAACAACATCTACTTTGGTGTTAAGACCAAATAAGTTTGAAACTGAGGTTGCATTTAAAGAACCGTTTGATGAAGTTGAAGATTTCCTTTTAAATAGGTTTAGTAATCCACCATATAAAGCAACTTTTGATTTAGTTGAGGAAACAGATTCAGGTAGGTTTGTAAAAACAAAAAAATCAGCAGTTTGGCCAAAAAATGGTTTATGGAACTTAGACATCGTTACTGAGAGGTTTGACGAGTATTTGGCGGAAATTAGTAATATTGCGTTATTATTAGATACGAATAAGACTGATTTAATTGTTCGTTTTTTAACGACAGGTGCATTTAAGGACTTCGATACTGGTGACCAAAAAATAGAAAAGGTATTACAAATTTATGGTAGAAGTTTTGATGAAACGAAAAAATTCATCGATGCGTTATCATTTATGAACTCAGTTAATTACACACCTCAAAATGATATACCTTCAGAGTTATTAAAGAATTTAGCCCAAACATTAGGTTGGAATAATAATATATCTCCAATTACTAACGATGACTTTTTAAGTTCAGTATTTGGAACTAAAAATAAATCGATATACCCTGGTTTCCAAAACGACCCTACACCAAATCAGTTAAACTATCAATTCTATAGGAACCTTATATTAAATTCTGCATACCTATTCAAATCAAAAGGTACGAGAAGAAGTATTATGGCTCTTATGGCCTTTATAGGTGCACCTAAAGATTTAATTGAATTTAATGAGATAGTATATGTTGCCGATGGACCGATTAACGTTGAAAGATTTAATGGTGAGTTCTTAAAAATATCGGGTGGTACAAAGGTAGATGTTATTCCTCAGTTGGACCCTAATGTAACTTACAATATACGAGGAAAAAAATACACAGGATTTACTACTTCAACTTCAGTGTTACAAATAGATAGTACAAGGGGTGATTACCCTATGGATGATAATGGTTATCCAAAGAGACCAACAGTAAATAACGACTTTTTCTTTGAGAAAGGTTCAGGTTGGTATATCCAAACTCCTGACCACAGGTCACCTGAAAAATTAGATGTTACTAATTCTACATTTACAGGTGCTAATCCTAATGTTCAAACGACTCTTGAAACATTTACTTACGGCCAGAAATACTTTGATAGGTTTAGACAGTTCCCATATATGAATTTAGGTTTTGGGTTAACTAAGACTATCGATAACAACAAATCTTGGGACGATACTGAAACGGGATTAAGAAGAAACAGAGATGTGTACAATGCGTACTACGAAGTTGCTGATGAAAGATTAGTTTTAAACGCCAAGAATGTTGAGTTGTCACTTAACATGGGTCAGGGTATCTTATATGATATTTGGAGAATGTCGAGAAGGTACGATTATCCATTCCCTTCAACAGGGTTAACGGCTCCATATCCATCACCATACGGAAAAGATTGGACGGTCATTAATCCGAGACCAAAAGAAAAGACTTTCTTTGAGTTTGCTCAAACATTCTACAATAACATGATTAATGTTAGGAACCGTCAAACCATCAACGATGGTGCTCATAATGGATATCCTACATTACAATCAATTTATTGGAAATACCTTCAATCTGAGGAGACGGTTAATATACCGTCAAATAAGTACACTTACCAAAAGATGATTGACTTTACTTTAGGATTAGGTGATTACTGGACTAAGTTGGTAGAACAAATGATTCCAGCATCTACGATATGGGTGGGTGGTCAAAAAATGGAAGATGTAACTCTTTTAAGACAGAAGTATGTGTACCGTAGACAAAGAGGTTGTGAATGGCAATTGGTGGAGTGTATTCCTTGTGAATATAACGGTCAGTTATATTCTTATGACTGTATCGACCAAACGATAAGTTGTAGTGTAAACCTTGATTCGATACCAACTATTTTAACTAACAGTATTAGTAATTGTGTTTCTAAGTCAGGGTATACGTCAACAGATTGTGTATTGGCAAGTTTAGTGAGTGATTGGTATGTCGATGTTAGGTTAGATAGTGATGTGTTAGTACAAGAAAAATTCTTTACTGGATATGGTAATCAAGATTACCCATCTAATACTGATTGGATTAATGCATTGAATCAGAAGCTAGAGTATTTATATCAAAATGGTTTGAATTACTATATAGATGAGAATAATGTTTTAACAGTAAGTAATACTACTTGTTATGACGATTTCACTGATAAAAAACTAACGGTAAATGTTGGGGTAGACATACAAATTAATTGTAGTTAATGGCAATCAGGTATTTTAGATTAGAACAAGCGGCGAGTGGTTCTTCACCAGTCACAGGGGATACTATTGTAATGAAGTGGGATGATACTGTTGTACCTGCGGGTCTTAATCAGGCAACTACTTTAAATTTTATAAATGCTTTTCCAAATGCGACATGGCAATTTAGGTCTCGTGTTTGGGATTTGACCGACTTGGGTACGGGATATTCAGGTTCTTTCGATACTGAAATGATTTCAGGTGAGCCATGGGCTTATGTTAGTACGATAGGTACTAGAGTTTATGTTGGGTATACTTTTGATATTGATACCACATTTTTTGCGCAAAACTATATTACAGTAGAAGGTCCGACAGGTGATTTTAAATCGCCAAGATATCAAACTAATTTCTATAGTGCTTCCTCATTTAATGATACCTTAAAACTTATTGGAACTGACACGAATAGATATGACTATATTAGGTTAACTACTCAAGACGATTATGACCATGTTACAAATTCGGGGGCGACTACCTATAATTTTAGTGCTGCAACTGGTGTTAGTTCTGAAATAGATGTAAATAGTGGTACGGCTATAATTCCATATAGTGCGACTTCCGCTAGAAATTATTTTAATAATTTATATGACGGTTGGATAACTGAATCTGACGATTGTTCAGGTAATGAGGTGACAAGTGCAAATGCTGTTATCTACTCTGGTAATATGCACAGTAGGTCAGAGTCTTACGAAAGTATATATGGCGGTGTATGTCTTAGGGTTGATTCTGCTCAGATACCATATTCGGGTTCACCGTCAGATATAAATTTAGCCAATAATTATGACGTTGTAGACACTTGGTATACCGATTGTGACGATTGTCAAAGCACTTCACCATATTATGGTGTGTATCACTTTAGTGGGGGTACTGATTGTCAAGGTAATAGTATTACTCCTGTTGTTTTTACTTCAGATGTATTAAGTTATGGAGACCCACTTGTTGGTGGTCCAGTAAATACTGGAGTATTCTTCAAGGTAAATGGAGAATGTTTAGGAGGTGAGCAATATACGATTTCTCAAATTGAACCGACAACAACTACAGGAACTATAAGTGCCACTTATTCAACTTGTGCGGATTGTACGGGTAGTACTAATCCAATTGAAACACACTATTACTTCTCAGCATGTACTGACGGTAGTATATATAGAGCGGTTATTCTTGACTTTGATGCTGAATTAGGTGCGGTTAGTAATGGAAGAACTTATTTACTTGAAGATATTAGTGATTTACCTAATGGTTGTTATACTGTTGTATCTTCACAATTAAGTTATACTGATTTTGTGGGGTACGGACCAGATTCTAATGCCACTCAATCATCAACAGATTGTGATGATAGTTTATGTGATTTACCGACTCCAACACCTACTAATACTCCAACACCAACTCCAACTATATCTTTAACCCCAACTAATACTCCGACACCCACTTCTACACCACCTGTAAGTACTATACTTGCTGAAAAATGTGATATACCTGGTATTGTTTATCAGATTACAGGTTATACTGGTAATTCGATTGTGGACCAAGCATTTTATTTAGATTTTTCTGATAATAGTGGATGTTATAAAGTAGTTGGTGACGGAGAAATTTCAATATTTTTAAATATAACAGGAGTACCAACCACTGACTATGAAACTTGTGAGGAGTGTAATAACTCAACACCTACACCGACACCTACAAATACTCCAACACCTACACCAACACTGACTAATACTCCGACACCTACACCATCTATTACTCCTACATCTTCACTTACGCCTACACCTAGTATTACTCCTACTTCATCGGTAACTCCTACACCATCAAATACTCCTACTTCATCGGTTACGCCTACACCATCTATTAC